AGACTTTTCTGCGATTACAACGTGGGGAGTTTTCTATAATGAGGTGACAGGAAAGCAAAATGTGATCTTAATGGAGGCGGATAAGGGCAGATGGGACTTCCCTGACCTAAAAAGGATTGCTTTAGAGAAGAATTCTTATTGGGAGCCTGAACAAATCATCATCGAGGCGAAAGCATCGGGGATGCCCCTAACGCAAGAGCTACAATCCATGGGTATTCCTGTGATAAACTTTACACCGAGTCGAGGTAATGACAAATTAGTACGTGTGAACTCCGTATCTCCTCTTTTTGAGAGCGGAATGATTTGGTATCCTCCGTATAAATGGGCAGAAGAATTGATTGAAGAATGTGCCGCTTTCCCTTATGGTAGACATGACGACTATGTGGATAGCATGACACAAGCATTGATGCGTTATCGACAGTTTGGTGCATTACAGCATGAATATGATGAGGAGATTGAAAATCGTCCGAAACGTAGAATTGCTTTTTATGGATCTTAGGGTATAAATATTGAATGGCTGACATTGACAAAACGTTAAACGGGGCACCGCAAGGTGTCGAAGAAGAAATTTCACTAGACGAAGTAACGACTCCTATGGAAGTAGAGGTCGAAGGTGATGAAGAAGAGATACTAAGCCTTGGTCCATCGGCCATGGACGACGGTCAAGGATTCGCCGACAACTTAGCAGAACAAATTCCCGAAGAATCCTTAGCAGAGATTTCCAATGAACTTCGATCACAGTTCTCGGTCGATCAGACCAGTAGAAAAGATTGGCAACAATCCTACATCAAAGGATTAGACCTATTAGGTTTTAAATATCAAGAAGTCAGCGAACCTTTCCGAGGCGCTGCATCAGTTTCTCATCCACTACTCGCCGAGGCCGTCACGCAGTTTCAAGCAGGAGCGTACAAAGAGCTTCTCCCTGCGGGCGGTCCCGTTAAAACATCCATCATTGGAGAAGTGAACGATGAAGTGGAACAACAAGCAGAGCGTGTTAAAGAATTTATGAACTATCAGCTAGTTTACAAAATGAAAGAGTACGACGCTGAGACAGATCAAATGTTATTTCACTTACCGCTAGCAGGAAGTGCATTTAAAAAGATTTATTATGATGGCAACATGGGAAGACCGTGTGCAAAGTTTATACCGAGTGAAGATTTAGTCGTGAACTACGGAGCATCCGAATTAGAAGATGCCGAACGCATCACCCATGTGATAAAAATTTCTCCGAACGATTTGAAACGACAAATGCTTTCTGGTTTTTACAGAGATATTGAGATTGATGAGAACGACGAATTGTATTCTTCGTATTCTGATATTCAAGAAAAGTATGACGAGTTAGAAGGCGTACAAAAGTCAGAATATGCTGGTCAGTACGAGTTGCTAGAAATGCACGTTGATTTGAATTTAGAAGGGTATGAGAATACCGGAGAAGATGGTGAGCCCACAGGACTAAAACTACCTTACGTTGTGACTTTAGAACAAGGCACAGGAAAAATTTTATCAATCTACCGAAACTACTTACAAGATGACCCGATGTTTATGAGACAAAAATATTTTGTTCACTACAAGTTTTTACCTGGTCTCGGATTTTATGGTTTTGGTTTAGTGCATATGCTAGGCGGACTAACAAGAACAGCCACGGCAGCACTACGAGCACTGCTCGATGCAGGTACATTATCCAACTTACCTGCCGGTTTCAAATCACGAGGTCTTCGTGTCAGAGATGATGAAGAACCTTTGGTACCAGGTGAATTCAGAGACGTTGATGCACCAGGCGGAGATTTACGTAATGCGTTAATGCCCCTTCCCTACAAAGGACCTGATGGAACTTTATTTCAATTACTTGGTTATGTGGTTGATGCAGGCAGACGATTTGCAGCGATCGCTGATATGAAAGTAGGCGATGGTTCACAGGCTAATCCTGTTGGAACAACCATGGCATTATTAGAACAAGGTTCCAAAGTCATGAGTGGTATTCACAAAAGATGTCACAACGGACAAAGACAAGAATTTGAATTATTAGCAAAATTATTTGCAACATCCCTCCCACCTGAATATCCTTACAATGTCTCTGGTGGCAACAGACAGATTAAAGCAACAGACTTTGATGACAGAGTGGACGTACAACCTGTATCTGATCCCAACATCTTTTCAATGTCACAGAGAATTATGTTGGCACAAACACAATTACAATTAGCACAAAGCAATCCTCAAGTTCATAATCTCTACGAAGCGTATCGAAGAATGTATATGGCGTTAGGCGTACAACAGGTAGAAGCAATATTACCTCCTCCTGCAAAACCAACACCGATTGATCCTGGTATGGAGAATGCACAATCTCTTCGTATGCAAGCATTAGTAGTTTTCCCAGAACAAGATCATGAAGCACACATCGAGGCACACAGAGCATTTATGAGTTCCTATTTGGTCAGAAACAATCCTCAGGTGATGACAATTCTACAAGCGCATATTGTCGAGCACATGTCCGCACAAGCTAGAGCCGAGGTCATGGCAGAAATAACTCCAGAGTTAAACAGACAAGCGATGAAGTTCGGTGGACAAGTACCACCAGAGCTACAACAACAGTTCCAAGCACAGATTGAAAAACAAGTAGCAGTCAAGATAGCTGCAAAGATAGATGAAGCCGTAGCAGAAGAACAAGAAGCTATAGGGTTTGGTCAACAAGGACAAGATCCGTTGGTCGAGATCAAAGCACGAGAGTTAGATTTAGAACAACAGAAACTCAATCTTGATGCTGCTGATGATCTAGCTAGTCAAAGATTAGATGAAGAAAGATTAAGCTATAAAAAATCTTACGACGCACAAAAGATTCAACAACAATACGATATTCAAAATCAAAGAACAGCTGTTCAAATGGAAAGACTCAATGCCGCTAAAAAAAGGTAGTGGAAAAAAGTCAATAAGTGCTAATATATCTAAGATGAGGAAAGAAGGTTATCCTCAAAAACAAGCAATTGCGATTGCACTAGATAAGGCAGGTAAGTCGAATGGCAAAAAAACAAAAAGAAAAAAGTAGTCCTTGGGAAGACATTGATCAACTAACTGTTGAATCTCTAACTAATGAATTCAAGATTATGTTTAGCCTATATACATCGCAAGGCGTTGATCCGTTGGCCATTGCTAGTGCTTTTTTAGCATCAGGACAGTGGGCAATGAACAAAGAAATAGGTTTAAAAGACACTCAAGATTTGCTAAGGTTGTTGTCTAATTATAAATACGAGGTTGTACCTCAATTAAATAGGACAGTACACTAATGAAAAAAAACTTAAAACCATTAGACAAGGCTAAAAACCCAGGTCTATCAAAACTCCCAACAGGAGTGAGAAACAAAATGGGCTATATGAAAGATGGTGGTATGGTTCTAGAGATAGGATTACGCCCTGCAACAAAATCTGAAATGAAGATGGCAAAAGGAATGAAGAAGCCAAAGAAAATGGCTAACGGCGGAATGGCTCGTGGTACAGGAGCAGCTATCTCAGGAAAAGGTTTTCGAGGAGTATTCTAAATGGCCGTTCAACAATTAGGTAAGAAGCAAGCTAAAAAAGAAAAGAAAAAGCAAGACGATGAGATGCAACGTAAAGAAGAAGAAAATCTTCAAAATATTGAAGACACTATGAAATTAATGAAGGAGCGTCGTAAGAAAAAATATAAACCTGTCAAACAAGATGAAAAAAAACTTACAGGAAAAATTTTAGAAGCTAAAGATGGTGGGATGATAAACAAAAGACTCACCAAAACAGTTCCCCCTCAAAAGGGACCTAACTCTCAAGGCATGAGAGGAACAGGTGCTGCGATTCGTGGTACTAAATTCAAAGGAGTATTCTAATGGATATGATTAAAAAACTTTGGAACGATCACCCAAAAAAGAAATGGCTTGTAATCGGTCTAGTTATCGGTTGGGTAGCCGCTCAGATTATCTAATTAATGTTATCAAAATTATTAGGCGGATCTTTAGTAGACACTGTCGGTAAAGTTATTGACAGTGTCCACACTTCAGAGGAAGAAAAAGGTCAAATCAAAATAAAACTTCAAGAATTAGAAAACGAAATTAATTCTAAACAAATGGATATTAACTTAGCTGATGCTAAGTCTACTGCTACAGGTTTTGGTGGTATGATGCAACGCAGTTGGCGTCCTCTTATTGGAATGTCTTGTGCATTAGCAATATTTTGGGAATATGTTTTAAAACAATTCTTAGTATTTATATTGGCAGCATTTAGTGTTGAACATGCGCCTCTTCCAGAGCTTGACATGTCAACTTTATTCCCGCTAGTCACAGCTTTACTCGGAATGGCTGGGCTTCGCAGCTTCGAAAAAAGTAAGAAAATTACGAAATAGTGCAAACAAATATATATTCAGCAATTTTACGATTAATAACTACTAGACAAGACGACATAAAGTCTGTACTTATTGATGGAAACGTAGAGAATTGGGACAAATATCAATTCCTAGTTGGGCAACTCACTTCTCTTCGCAAACTCGATTCAGATGTTAGGGATCTTTATCGCAAATGGGAGGTAGACGATGACGTCGACAACGGGGCTGATTATGCCCAAAGAAAAAAAGATAGTGGGACTTAATCCTGCTGAGAAAAAAGAAGAAAAAAAGACCGATCTTAATAAAGTTCCAAAGCCCACAGGGTGGAGACTAACTGTTCTTCCCTATAAAGGTGTAGGAAAAACTAAAGGTGGTGTCTTATTAACAGATAAAGCCGTAGAAGAGCAACAGATTGCTTCTGTTTGTGCTTTAGTCCTAGAAACTGGACCTGATGCCTATGCAGACAAGGATAAATTTCCACATGGACCTTGGTGTAAAAAAGGTGATTGGGTAATCATCGCAAGATACGCAGGCTCTCGAATTAAAATTGAGGGTGGCGAGCTTAGAATTTTAAATGATGATGAAATTTTAGGGACTGTTGAAAGTCCTGAAGATATTTTAGGAGTATATACATGAACGAAGTAGATAGACAAGTTGCTGAACTTCAAGCTCAGTCTGAACAAAAACAAAAAGCTGAGTATTCTGTCGAGGTAGAGAGCGAAGATGTTGCTGCACCTACAGAAGAAAAGGAAGTTGAGATTCCTCAAGAGAGTAAAACCTTCGAAGCTGAGGTAGAAGAAGTACAGGAAGAACCTGTTGAACAGAAACCAAAACAACAAGGGGTAAAAACTGAGGAAGAACCTAAAGAAGATTCAAAACAAAATTATAGTAAGTCCGTTCAGAAACGATTTGATGAATATGCTTACCAATTAGGTGAATCAAGACGACGTGAAGAAGAAGCAATAAAAATTGCTCAAGCTATTAAAGATGAAAGAGATAAAGTTCAAGAAGAACTCTCTAAAATTAATAGTGGTTATGTCAATGAAATGGGCGGACGTTTAACCGGGTCTATGGAAGCTGCAAAAGCAAAGCTTAAAAAGGCAGTGGAAGACCAGGATTCAGACGCTATGGCCTCAGCACAACTAGAAATAGGAAAATTAGGTGCAGAGCAAACTCGTTATGAGCAAATAAAGGCTCAAGAAGAGGCTAGAGTAACCGCTCCCAAGCAAGAAAAACAGGTAGAAATACCTCAATCTCAACCACAACCTGCTGTTAAAGATCCTAAAGCTGAGTCTTGGGCAGCGAATAATGAATGGTTTGGTTCAGATAAAGTCATGACAAACGTCGCATATGCGATTCATGAAGATTTAGTCAATCAAGGTGTTGATCCAAGAACAGATTACTACTATACTGAGATTGATAAACGTATGCGAGATAATCTCCCGCATAAGTTTGAACAAGATTCTTCAACCGAAGAACCCGCAAAGCAACAGCCCGTCCAGACCGTTGCAAGCGCACATCGAAACAGAGGCACAGGACGCAACGTAGTTAAGTTGTCAAGTACAGAAGCGGCTATCGCTAAACGACTTGGTCTTTCCAACGAGCAATATGCGTCGGAAAAACTAAAGTTACAGAGGAGGTAACGTTATGATAAATAAAACACCTAGATCTGCATCCACAAGGGATAAAGAAGCACGCAAAAAAAACTGGCAACCACCAAGCTCGCTTGAAACACCGACACCGCCTGAAGGTTTTAAATTCAGATGGATTAGGGAATCAGTAAGAGGATTTGAAGATAACAAAAATGTTATCGGTCGAATTAGACAAGGCTACGAACTTGTCAGAGCCGACGAATATCCTGATTTTGATTTTCCTACTGAGTCTGAAGGAAGACATAAAGGTGTTGTTTCAGTGGGAGGATTATTACTGGCAAAGGTGCCATTAGAGATCGCAGCGGAGAGAGATCAATACTACTCCGATCAAACAGAACGTCAGCAGGAAGCTGTTGATAACGATCTTCTAAAGGAGCAACATCCTTCAATGCCAATTAATAAGCCCGAGCGACAAACTAAAGTTACGTTCGGTGGCTCGAAGAAAAGTGAATAATTTTTAATCGACCTAAATGTAACGCTTACTAATAACAAATACTTTAAGGAGTAATAAAATGGCAAACTTAAGTTCAGGTTTCGGATTCCGACCAAGTAGAATGCTCGGCAGTGGTTATAATACTACTGGTCAAACTGAGTACACTATTGGTAACAATGAAGGATCCGCAATCTTTCAAGGTGATCCAGTTGTATTAGTAGCGAATGGCGCTATTGATATAGGATCAACTGCTGGCGCAGAGCTTCTGGGTGTGTTTAATGGTTGTGAGTATGTTGACCCAACAACTAGCAAACCAACATTCAGCAACTACTATCCAGGAAGCATCGCTGCAGACAATATAAAGGCATTCGTCATCGACAACCCAGATGCGGTTTTTGAAGTAAAATGTGATGACGCTAATGCAGCACAGGCCCAAGTTGGAACAAACTGTAATATCGCAACTTACGCAGCAGGATCTACCATATCAGGTATATCTTCTGTTAAGATTGATGGTGACAGCTTTACAACCGACGCTGCGGCAAACTTTAGAGTAGTAGGTCTATCAAAAGACCCAGACAATAGTGATTTTACAACAGCTAACGCTAACATTCTTGTCAAAATCAACCTACACTCACTAACTGATACTACAGGCATATAGGAGGTTAAATTATGGCTATATCTAGAAGTCAACTCGTTAAAGAGTTAGAGCCAGGTTTGAACGCCCTGTTCGGCTTGGAATATTCACGTTACGACAATGAGCATGCTGAAATCTTTGATGCAGAGTCATCTGACAGAGCATTTGAAGAAGAAGTAATGTTAGCAGGTTTCGGTTCTGCACCAACTAAATCAGAAGGTGGAGCAGTATCATTCGACACAGCTAACGAAACATTTACAGCTCGTTATACACACGAAACAATTGCACTTGCATTCTCAATCACAGAGGAAGCTGTAGAGGATAACCTTTACGACAGACTCGCTGCGAGATACACAAGGGCACTTGCTCGTTCAATGTCAAACACAAAGCAAGTTAAGGCTGCCGCAGTTCTTAACAACGCTTTTGCTGCTGCAGGTGCTGCAGGAACAAATCCTGGTGGTGATGGTGTATCACTCATCAACACTGAGCACCCACTACAATCAGGTGGTTTTTTAGTAAACAGATTAGCAACAGATGCTGATTTGAACGAAACATCACTTGAGCAGTCATTAATCGACATCGCTGATTTCAGAGATGAGAGAGGCTTAAGAACAGCTATTCAAGGTATGAAACTTATCATTCCAAGACAGCTACAGTTCACAGCTAACAGATTAATGGAATCAACATTAAGAACAGCAACAGCAGATAATGATATCAATGCAATCAGAAACATGGGAGTGATTCCACAGGGTTATACTGTGAACCACTACTTAAATGATGCAGATGCTTTCTATATCAAAACTGATGCTCCTAATGGATTCAAGCATTTCACAAGAACTCCGTTGTCAACAACAATGGAAGGTGATTTTGATACAGGTAATATCCGATACAAAGCAAGAGAGAGATACTCATTTGGTTTCTCAGATCCACGCTGTGTATTCGGTACATCTGGTGCATAATTAACACAATAAATAAAATAACGAGGGGGCTTTCATGCCCCCTTTTTTTATGGTACTAATTAAGAACTAGCATAATAGATTACATAGACTGAGCTAGTCAGACGGTATAGAGACTATGTAATCGGTCTATACAACCTAGGAGGTTTATAATGGCAAATACTACATTTTCAGGACCAGTATTATCAAATAATGGTTTTGTCGCTCCAACATTCACATTAGCTACACTACCAACAGCAACAGCAGGTTTATTAATCTATGTTTCTGATGCAACAGGAGCTTCTTTAACAGGTTCTCTTTGTTTTGGTAACGGTACAAACTTTGTGGACGTAACTACTGGCGCAGCAGTAGCGTAAGGAGTAAGTTATGATTAACTATAGATCGGCTAAAGTAACAGCAACAGGTAATGTGGGATCAGGTCCTGCAAGACTGATAGCTATTCATGCTATCTGTGGTGCATCTGCTGGAAGTATTGTTTTGAAGGATGGAAGTGGAGGATCTACTAAATTGGATATAGACACTCCTGCTTCAGCTACAGCAGTAATTGAAACTTACATCGGTGATACAGGTATGAGATTTGAAAACGTGATTCATGCTACATTAACTAATGTGACTTCACTAACTTGCATCTTCGGATAATGGCAGACAAACAGCCACCAAAAACTAAAAAATATTTCCGCTCCACTAAATCTGGGGCGGGAATGACTAAAGCAGGCGTTAAACGCTACCGATCAGAGAACCCTGGTTCAAAATTAAAGACAGCAGTCACAGGTAAAGTAAAGAAAGGTAGTAAAGCTGCGAAACGTAGAAAATCTTACTGTGCTAGATCTGCTGGTCAAATGAAACAATTCCCTAAAGCAGCTAAAGATCCTAATTCAAGATTACGACAAGCAAGAAAAAGATGGAGATGCTAGGTGAAACTACTTATAACAATTCTTTTTTTCTTTACATTAGTAGCTACAATAACTGATGTAAAAGCTGAGACGAACACCGTGTCAAGCACGGTTGTAACCAATTCAACACCCCCTACAGCAAATGCTCCAACTATCATGAATAATAATAGTGATATATGCAAACTTGGAATTGGAGCTAGCGTACAAAATAATGTTTTAGGATTAGCTTCAGGCTATGTCGTTACAGACGAATTTTGTGAGACTCTTCGTGCTAGTCGTGCTATGTACCAATATGGCATGAAAGTTGCGGCGGTGGCATTATTATGTCAAGATCCTCGTGTCTGGGATAGCATGCTCGATGCAGGGACCCCGTGTCCTGCTGAAGGACTTATCGGTACGGAGGCTGCTAATTACTGGAAAGAAAATCCTAGTAAAATTCCTGTAGGATCTAAATTTAGAGATGATTACACCATAGTTGTAAAAGATGAAACACAACAAGGAGACTTTGATGCTCTTAAGAATTTTGGTCTTATGGCTCTCACTTTATTCCTTATCCTCTAAAGCTGATACGTGCTTACCTAACACCGAAGGTCTTTGCACTCCAGAGATAATTATTACAGAAGAATCTGTCGTTGTTAAAACAGAAGAAGACAAAGGCACAGAAATAATCTTTACTGAAACTACTACCAAAACAACAACCACCACTACTATTACGAATGAAGATTCAGGAGACATTCTTGATGGATCTAATGGATATGTTCCTACAAGTAAAGAAGGAGATATGGATAGTGACTGGGGAGGTCAAGGACCTGCTTCAATACCAAGTGGTTCCTCTTGTTATGGATTAGGAACAGATAAATGTGCTGAGATTACAGGCAGTGGTAATAATACATCTAATATGGGTGTTACAGGAATGGGCACAACTTTTATTCAAACAGTTGACATTTCTTCTTTAAGTATAGATAACGGTGGTGAAGTTAAATATTCCATAGAGGTTGATAAACAAGATGCTCAAGATCGAATCTACATGCACATTACAGGAACTAATGGAGGGACTACAGTCTTTTCAGGAACTGATATTTTGTCTGAAACTGGCGTATCAACAGGATATCAATCATACGATGGCTCTTTCAATTTCAGTGGCGTTTTAAAAAGATTAACTATCGAAATCGGTGGACGTGATATCAATCTTGCCGTGGGACCTGTTTTTGATGATATAACTGTCAATGTATTCTACAACGTCATCAATACAATCATAGAACAACAAATCACCTCAGTAGAAGAAATTGTCTATCTCAATATTTTTGATTCTGTAGAAATTGAATTTGCTACAGAAGTAATTGAATTTAATGATGTCGTTGTTGATGATGCGGGAGAGATTAAATTTGAACCTATCGAACCACAACAAGAAGAAGTTTCCTATGAAACCGTTGAGGTAGAAATACAAGAAATACAAACAGATTTTGAAATAGATATACCAGAACCTGAAATCAATATGGCAGAGATGGAAATGGAGATGGAAATTGAACTTGAAATTGAAGCAGAGTTAGAAGAAACAATTGAAGTAGCAAGTGTTGAAGAACCTGTAGAGGAACCCGTAGAAAAGCCTGTGGAAGAAACTACGGAAGAAGTTCCTGTAGAAAGTGAAAGCACTCCCGAACCTGTAGAAGAAAAACCAGAAGAAGTTGAGGAACCAGAAGAAAAACCTGCAAATGAACCTTCAGCAAAAGAAAAAGCAGCTACAAAAATAGTCAAGGATATTGATGATAAAGAGCGTTATGACGACACTGCTCAAACAAAAACATTACTTGTAATGCAAATATTAGGAGATACAAAAACCTTCTTTACACCCACTCAAAGCTTTACAGAAGTTGATGTAGGTGAGTATTTAAACAAGACATTAGAAGATCAGTATGGTATCTTTTTTGACATGGCACAGGAAAATACAATTCAGGAGATGATAAATGGCCAGTATTGAGTATCAGGGAATTAAGTTTTCTGGAGGAAAATTCTTTATTATCTTATCCTTATTAGGTGCAATCATCGGTGGTGGTTGGACAGTATATAAGTTCTATGATGATTATTTGGATATGAAAGCCAAGATAGAAGAATATACAGCTCCCGATCTATCTAAATATGATGAAGAAATAGCGGTTTTAAAATCAGAACTAGATATAATCAGTGATGTGGCACGTGATATGCGTTCAGATATGAAGGCTGATTTACGTCAACAAGCTAATGATATTCGACACATAACCGAAATTGTAAATGACGTGGAAGATAGACAAAAAGAAGATACAAGAGAAGTATTTGATGAACTCAAGCTCATTGAAGAAAGCCTTGACTTACAAATCAATAAGGCTTTAAATAACCCTTTAAGCAATATGAGTGCTAAAACAAAATAGGAGTATATTATGTGTGAATGCTGCGAAGATTACAGTTGTATATGTAAAAAATGAAAATAGATATTAGAACAGCTCTGCCCTATTTAGTCCTTGCCGGGACCGTTCTCATGACGTGGGGTATGTGGTCGGAAAGAATTCAAGCCGTTGAATTCAAGGCAGATAGAGTTACAGAAATGCAACAAGACATTGCTGTTATTAAGATTCAAATTGCAACAATGCAACAAGACATAGAGGAGATTAAAGATATTTTAAGAGATTAATGAATATCACTAGATGCGATAAATGTGGTTGTTGGTGTCACTGCCAAGAAACTTGTATTTATTGCGAATGTGCAGGATGTGAACATGGCAATCAGCAGAGCTCAGATGAGACAACAGATAACAAAACCAGGAAGGAGTAAAAAGAAAAATGGCAAAATTGTGCGCAAAAGGAAAAGCCGCAGCAAAGCGTAAATTCGACGTTTACCCTAGTGCATATGCAAATATGTATGCTAGTGCTGTATGCTCAGGAAAAGTAACTCCTGGTGGAAAGAAAAATAAAAAGGCTGATGGAGGTATGATTAATCAAGTATCCCAAGAAAGAAAAAAAGTTTCAAATTACAATCAAGGTGGAATCGCAAAAGGTTGTGGAGGGATTATGACTAAAAGAAGAAAGGTCACAAAGAAACTTTAATGGGACTTCGTAAATGGGTAGATGAGAAATGGGTAGATATAGGTGCCCCAAAGAAAGATGGTAAGTATCAGCCTTGTGGTAGAAAATCTACGAAAGGTTCAAAAAGAAAATATCCTAAATGTGTTCCTCTAGCAAAAGCTAGAAGTATGAGTACATCTCAAAAAGCATCAGCGGTGCGCAGAAAGCGTGCAGCTGGCAATCCAGGTGGTAAACCTACAAACGTAAAAACAATTGTCTCGAAAAAAACAAGCAGAAAAAATTAAACTTGATGTAATTAATTGGTCTAAGACTGTCTTAGAACCAATAAATAAACACATAGGATTTCCCGCATGTCCCTTTGCAGCTAAGTGGAGAAAAGATAATAAAGTACGAATAGAGGTTCGTATGGATAAATCTAAGTATGAAAAACAATTAACTGATGTCATTAAGTCTTGGAATAAAAAACAACACGATATTATTATCTATTGTGATCCTTTTTTCGAACAATACACTCCTGAACAATTTCAAGATAAAATAGATTTTTACAATAAAACCTACAATAGACGAGATGTTTATTTTATGGGCTTTCATCCTGAAACTCCTGCTGACCCAAAGGAACAGGAGTTTTTATGTGATCCTACAGAGGAGCCTGTAGAACATGGAGATTTACAATATTCTATGATGTTAATACAAAAGTTTAAACAGTTGTATGATGCGAGTTGCAAACTACATAAGATAGGCTATTATGAGAAATGGCCTAAAGACTACTATGAAGAAGTAGTGGCTGAAAGGCAACGTACGTACGAACAACTAAATAAAAAGAGGTAATTACCATGATGAAGAAAAAGCAAGTAATCAAAAAAAGAGGCGGAGGCATGATGAAGAAACAAGTCATGAAGAAGCGAGGCGGCGGAATGGCTATCATGAAGAAGCGTGGTGGCGGAATGATGAAGAAAAAGTAATTTAGTATGGCTACTTCAGGTACAACAAATTTTGATTTGAATATTGATGACGTCATAGAAGAATCTTTTGAAAGAATTGGTAAACAAACAAGAACAGGTTATGATTTAAAATCAGCTAGAAGAAGTTTAAATCTTCTATTGTCTGAATGGGGCAATAGAGGAGTTCATCTTTGGAAAGTAACAAATCATACTCAAAACTTGGTAGCCGATACTACAACATATACTGCTCCATCTAATTGTAGTGATGTCTTAGAAGCAGTTTTCAGAAATGGTAGCACAGATACTACCATGACAAAAATTTCAAGATCAGAGTATCAAGCTATTCCTAATAAGAGCTCTACAGGGACACCTTCACAATATTATGTAAGAAGAAATTTATCTAATGTAGAAATTAACCTTTATCTCACACCTAATACAACCGATACTCAAATTAATTATTATTATGTAGCTAGGATTGAAGACGCAGGTAAATACACCAATACCCCAGATGCTCCTTATAGGTTTTTACCTTGTATGGTTTCAGGGTTGTCTTTCTATCTCGCTCAAAAACATAGCCCAGGTAGAGTTCAAGAAATGAAATTATATTACGAAGATGAATTACAAAGAGCATTAACAGAGGACGGCCAAAGAACTTCTGTTCATCTTGTGCCACAAAATTATTTTAGGACTTAATCATGGCTTTCGCAGTTGGAAAATATTCACAAGCTATTTGTGATAGATGCGGACAACAATATGATTATTTAGATTTACGAAAAGAATGGAATGGATTATCTGTTTGTCCTGAGTGTTACGAACCGAAGCATCCTCAATTAGATCCTCCTTATCACGCACCTGATGCTGAAGCTTTAAAAAATCCAAGACCAGATGTTCCTCAAGCAGTTGTTGTATTTGTAGGGGCTCCAGGAGATAGTAGTTTTGAGTCCAATGGTATGCAACCTTCACCAGAAATCAGGAAGTTGCTAATTGCTACGAAACTTGGTAATGTAACTGTGAGCACATCATGAATTATTCTGAACTTGTATCCAATGTAAGAGACTATGCTGAAGTAGGATCAGAGGTTTTAACTGATTCTCTTATCAATACATTCATTGTAAATGTAGAAAATAAAATTCAAAGAGAATTAGATTTAGATGCTTTTAGAAAATTTCAATTCTCTAGTTTTACCATAGGCAGTCCTTTTATTACAGTGCCTCCTGATTTTGCTTTCGAGCGAGGAGTTCAAATAAAAGATCAAATTACTAATGATAGAACATGGCTAGATCAAAGAGATACAACATTTATTGATGAATATAATGTCGATAGATCAGATACAGGTACACCCAAATACTATGCTAACTGGGATAATAATACTCTGATTGTAGCTCCTACTCCTGATGCAGCTTACGAAATAGAATTATGGTATAACAAAACACCCGACAGATTATCTAGCACAAATACAACTACTTGGTTATCAACCAACGCACCAGAAGTTTTAATTTATGGTACAGTTGTTGAGGCTTTTTCCTACTTGAAAAATCCTCCATATGTGCAATTATACGATCAAAAGTATGCTCAAGCGATGCAATTTTTAGCACAAACACAAATGGGCAGAAAACGAAGAGATGAATACGCAGATGGGGTCCTCCGTATTCCTCTAAAATCAGTAGATCCCGGAGGTAAGTAAAGATGGCCATTACACAAGCAGTCTGCGATAGTTTTAAAGTAGAATTATTGGAAGGCGAACACGATTTTCGTGCATCTGGTGGAGACGCTTTCAAACTTGCTTTGTATACAGACTCTGCAACCCTAAGCAATACTACTACTGCATATATTACAGGTAACGAAGTAGGTGCTTCAGGTACCTATGCTGCAGGTGGTGGAGCATTAACTAATTCAGGTGCCGCAGGATCTGGTGCAACAGCATTTATTGATTTCAGTGATTTAAGTTTTACAAGTGCAACAATCTCAGCACAAGCTGCCGTAATTTATAATTCAAACAATTCTGCAACAACTAATACAAATGCAGCAGTTATGGTTCTAGATTTCGGTGCAGTGAAGACTTCTACATCAGGTACATTTACAATTCAGTTCCCAACAGCAGATTCATCTAACGCTATATTAAGAATATCTTAATATAATCATTTAGCTTTTGTTGTAGTTGGGCTAAGATACAGTTATGTTTTTTGGAACTACAACCTTTGCTGAAGATTCGTTTAGTGCTCAAGGTAGTAAGAACGCTACCGTTGCTCTTTCTGGAGAAGCATTAAATACTGCTGTTGGAACAGCTACTATATCTGGTAGTGCTGTTGTTACACTTACAGGACAATCCCTCAGTACAGCTATAGGTAATGAAACCGTTAGTGCGGATGCTAACGTTACAGTTACTGGACAAGCTTTATCTAGTGCTCAAGGTTCCGTTGCAATTGGAGCAGGAGTCACTGCTTTCCCAACAGGTGAATCTCTAACTTCAACAGAAGGAGATGTCACTGTCTTCTTACCTGACATTACGGTTTTCCCAACAGGTGAATCTACGTCATTTGCAATTGGTCCTTATTCTATTTCCGCAGGTGGTCAGACGACCATTGTCGTTGGAGCAGAAGCTCTTATTGAAACAACTATTGGTGATTCTGTTATTACAGGATCTGCCCTTGTCTCTGTTACAGGACAAGCTATATCTACAGCAATCGGTGATGAAACAGTTTCCGCTGACGCTAATGTTCCTGTCACAGGAATAGCATTAACCTCAACTCAAGGAGATGTTGTTGCCTTTACCAATGTTGATGTTGATGTTACAGGACAAAGTTTAACCACTGCAATTGGTGATGAAAATGTCACTGGATCAGCATTAGTTACGCCTACAGGAATAGCTCTGTCCGTTGTCCAAGGTCAGGCCATAGGTCGAGCAGGAGCCGATGTCCCTGTTACAGGACAAGCGATTAGTACTGCTCAAGGCAGTGTCACCACAACAGCTTCCGCTTTAGTCACTCCAACAGGTATTGAATTATCCGTTGGTCAAACAGGTGTCGGTGTTATCGCATGGTCTCCTGTAATACCGGGAGTCAATAATGCATGGACTCCTGTAGACGACAGTAATACTAATACGTGGACAGAAGTTGATGATTCTGCTAATAATGTATGGACAGAAGTTGATGACAGAGAGGTAGCTTAGTGCTATAAATTAATACATGGCTCAATTGATTTTAAACGATCGTGTTAAAGAAACTACAACCACTACAGGAACAGGCACTGTTAATTTAGCAGGTGCTGTTGAAGGTTTTGAAACCTTTGTTGTAGGGGTAGGTAATGGTAAAGAAACATTTTATTCAATATTTGCTGGTACTGAATTTGAAGTAGGTAGAGGCACTGTTACTGACGCAAGTCCTGATACATTATCAAGAACAACCGTTATCTCATCATCTAATTCAGACAGTTTAGTAAATTTTTCTGCAGGGGAAAAAACAGTTATCTGTACTTATCCTGCTTCTAAAGCACCCTCACCTGATATGGATGCTACAACGTATGTGACGACACATAACTCAACACTTAGTGATGATCAGACTCTTGACTCTGGAGTTTTAGCAGGTCCTGTTACAGTTACAGGAACACAAACAGTTACAGGAACATTGGTGATATTATAAATGTCAAAGATTAAAGTAGATGCCGTTGAAAGTAGAAACGGAACATTAACCCTTGGAGGAACAGGAGACACTGTTGTTTATACAGCAGGATCTATTCCTAATTCTTCTTTAGATAATTCAGCTATTACAATTAATGGAAGTTCTGTATCGCTCGGTGGCTCTGTAGATATTTCTGAAGGAACTGATTGGCAATCAACGATTGTTACGGGAACAACTTTATCAGCAGTATCTGGCAATGGTTATTGGATAGATACAACATCTAATGAATGTACAATTACTTTCCCCTCTTCTGCAAGTGTAGGTGATACGATTGAATTAGTTGACTATGCAAGAACATGGGGAACAAACAAAATTATAATAGATAGTAATGGATTAAACTATCAAGGAGACCCTGATACTTTTGATGTTGAATATGACACAAGCGG